CTCTGGAGAGACGGTTCCCACCAAGGCACTCCTGATATCCATAAGAAACACACCTGTTGTGTTTCTTCCTCCATCCAGGCCACCCCAAAAGTGGTCCTTCGTGTTCTCAATGAGAACTGTATCTCCCGTGTCAAGGAGCTTGGTTCGAAGTGGTTCCAATTCGAACTTGGCCTTCATGGCCACCTTGAGAATGTCAAGCTTGGTTCGATTCCAAGCCCCATTCTCCTTTGGTACCTGAGTGGCACCATACCTCTTGGCTGTCATTGGGTTCATCGACTCCAAGCACGCACTATCTTGATCGTGCGCTGTCAGTTTCATATGCACGTAATAATGCTCCACTGACTTGTACTGTCTATATCCGACAACAACTGGAAATGTGTACAGGTTAGACAGCCACCTGTATTCGTTGTCTGTTGTGATGGAAAACTTGATGTTTCCTGCCTCTGCGCTGATCTCTTCAGCAAAGGCAGGAGCAAGCTCCCCTGCAGTCCAGTAGGTAATGGCAAACTGTTCCCTATGTGACAGGGGAGCATCCTCCAATGGGATGGCAATACCATGGTAAGTACAGCTCTTGAGAATGTGCTTTCGCACAGTCTCATAGAAAGTCTTCCCATGGAGAGATGCCTCTGACATTATGGCTCGAATTGCCTGTGTAAATGTCGCTGGATCCCAGTGGATCGGTTCGCCACGTTGGAAGAAATGCTTGTTCTGTGTGGTCGTCCATAACATCATCTTCCCCATTGACGCCATGATGAGGGGTCCTACGCACCGCCCCTCACGGATTTTAAACCCGCGTTTCATGAATTCCATGTTGCTTATGTCCCGATCCACACAATCGCCTGTTTTGTCAGGAGGCGTCATGTGCAGATTCATGCTCTGTGCAACCAAGTCAAAATTTGGAAAGTTAAACCATGTGCGCACCTCTGGAAGGATAGTGCACACATTGTCATCACCATAAAAAGCCATGGTAACGTGTTTGTAAAACTCCTCAAATGAAGCCCTGGCAGGTGCATGTTTACGAGCCAGTGTCATCCAGACATACAGATAATAAATCCAGTTGACAATGGAATTGTCTGTTGCTGTGGCTGGTTGGCCTGACACGTGCCCTCCTGGGCATTGGACGATGAAGAAGTGGTAATTGATCAGAGGACCAACCAAATGCTCATAAAGTGTTTTACGAGCTAGGTCATCTTCAGGACACCACTTGTCATCACATTCTTGGTAGATCTTGTTGTAGACTTTGTGTATTTGTGCCAACACTACGCCTGGTATTGTGGCATCAAAATTCTTATAGTCTGCATCAAAGCCCACTGTGCCTGTTCTTGAGAGAAACGTGTACAGATCATGCCAATCTTGTGAGGCAGCATTAATCCCCACCTTGATGGGGTGTTCCCTGTATGTGGCAGTTATTGCTGCCAGTGCTGCACCGCACAATTTGCGGTGGGCCAACGTGAAATACGTTGGGCTGCCCGTGATAGAACGGGTTGCTCCTGACTCGATTTTGCTCATCTTCAAAGCCTCATCCTTCAAGGCCGTTGCAAAAACGACACCTGTCCTTTCTCCTTTGTAACATGAACGAATGAATTCATCAAGTTCCCGGCCTAACTTCTTGCCATATGTATCATTGAGAACATGGATGTTCTCTTTCTCAGACAGTGCGAAGTATTTGTTCTTCTTTGAACCAGCTGGCAAGACATGAACATCTGGAAATCCTGGAGAGGTCTTTCTGTCTATCTTG